TCAAGCTATTGCTCATTTGAAACGTGTTTCTAGACGCATGGAACAGTTGGAAGCTGTTGGTGCTGCTGAAAGAGCGACAGGTAAAATGTTTGCTGAAGCTAAACCTTTAGTTAGGGAAACAGTCAAGTTTAAGAATGGGAAGATTTCTCATCATCAATGGGATACTGTTCGTGGGTTGTATAAAGCTGTTAAAAAGAAAAATCAGTGGACTGTTACTGGTGCTGATGGTTTTGAAGCTCGTGCTAAGAATTTGAACCAAGCAGAAAATCTTATCAAAGAAGATTTAGCTCGTGCTCCGTTAGACAGGGCTACTCCTCAAGGTATGCCTAGGGACAGGTTGGGTGGTTTTACTGCTACGCAACAGAAACGTATGCAGAAAAGGGCTTTGGAAGGTCAGGTTCGGGGTCGTCCTTTGGAAGAAGGAGAAAAGCTGAGATGGCAGTCTAATCAGATTCGCATGGAAACTTTGTTTTCCGAACTGGAAGAATCTTTAACTTTTTTAAATAACTTATTAAAGCGCACACCTCGTTTGTTGGAGGAGCTTGCTGAGAATGATGAAACAGTTAAAGCTCTTAAAGATTTGATAGCTGGGCTTCGAGGAGATTTGATGCCTCCTGACACTCCTGCTTCTATTCGTTCCTATGTCAACGATGTAAATGAGGTTCGTCGTTTAGAGGGCGAATTGAACATAGAGGAACTTATTGGTGGCGAAGGTGTTATCCCCATTCAACATTTGAAGGGGGATTTAAGCGAAGGTTTTTTTCTAGGCCCAGAAGAAGTAGCCAAATTTGATACTGAACTACAAGACCTTATGAGAGTCATTGAAGATGACGCTGTTGCAGGAACGATGGGTAGGTCACCTGAAGAACTTTTATTAAGAGAAGATGTTCTCAATGCTGCGCTTGAGAACTACAGAAATGCACGCGCTCTTTTAGCGAGAGAAGGGCAAATAGAAGCCACTACAGAAGTTCAGACTATTGGTAGGCATGGAAAATTATATGATCCTATTGACCCTGATTATGTGCCTAGAGGTGCATGGTTGAAAGGTGATGAGGCAACTGTTGCTGATGTGCCTTTACCTGCGGGGCCTAGGGGTAAAAAAGTAGGTCGTTTACGTCCAAGCAAGTTAGCTGAGAGTGACAGGGCTGCAAGGGTGTTGAGTGGTCGGTCAAAGATCAATCCGATGGATGCTACAGCTTACGACAATTTGAACATGATTCAGGCTGCAGTGTTGGAAGGTAAAAGGTTGACTAGGGAGTTGGATTTGGTCAACAAAGAGATGGATTCTGCTAAAGATATTGCTGAGAGTCTCGCTGTGAGAATGCCTTATGAGGGTGGGACTTTAACGGGTTACGATTTGTTGTATAAAACTTTTTGGGATGGTGCTCAACAGTTTGGCCCTAACACGTATCTTCCTACTAAAGCTAAGGCGGTTCACAGGGCGTTAGATGAGATTGAAGAAATTGATTTAGCTGCTGGTGCGGTGGAGTCTGCTAGACGTGAAGCTGATATAGCTCAGTTGGGGCGTTTTGATAAAGACTTTGATCCTATGACTAATATTTTTAAACCTCAAACTGCTGTGGGTGAGGAACTGCGAATCATCATGGCTGACCTTGTGCGCCTTTCCAGTCCTGGTGACATGAACAAATTTTTAGAGTATTACCGTAAGTTAACTAATTTTTATAAAGCTGCTGTTATTTCAAAGTTTGGTTTCTTTGAACGTAACTTTATGGGCGGCGTGTTTAACAACTATTTAGCTGATGTTGAATTTGGTAATACAACTAAGTTCTTCAATATGCGTCGGGCTGCTATGGAAGCAGGTTGGGATGATGCTGTAGAAGAATGGAACAGAACAGCAGTTTTGCGCGGTGTTAACCCTGAACGGCAAAAAGGGTTTAGCAAAATCAAATCTGGTGATTTGGCTGCACGTCCTAACGAGTTAAAAGAAGACGCTATTATACGTGGTTCTAGAAAACTAGCAGATCAAGGCGTTAATGGTAAAACGTGGTCTAGGTATGATATGGAACTGTTTTATGACACTTATCATTCTGGTGTGATCGGGTCAGGTCAAGCGGGTGCTGAGGTGGCTCGTGGTGCCCGTGTGGGAGGTGTAGGTTTTCAACGCAAGTATGGTGGCAAAGCTTACATGAATCCTTTCCGTTCAGATTTTGTTTGGTACGACTGGGTGCGTAACAGGAACATGGAAGTTGAGGAACTGTTACGTGGGTCTTTAGCATACGATTCTTTAGTTAAAGGAATGTCTATAGAAGATGCTGCTGCAAGAGTGATCAGATATCATTTCAATTATTCTGGTCAAGCTCAAACAAGTTTTGAAGCAGGTGTGCGCCGTCATGTTATTCCTTTCTACGTGTGGACTCGCAACAATGTGCCTTTGATGGTAGAGGAAATGGCTAAGAACCCTAGAAAGTTTATGAACTATTTCCGTTTTAAACAAAACTTGGAGTTAGATTTCCACCCTGAGCGCAACACCCCTGAGTGGATACCTCAACAGATGGGTCTTGGTTTACCTATTAAAGTTAAAGGCGCTCAAACTTATGCAATGGTTGATTTGCCTTTCAATGATCTTTTAGATGTGACCAATGCTTTACTGCCAGAAAGTTTAGGGGGCACAGCAGAAGCAGGAGAAGCATTGTGGAAAGCCCCTATGTCATGGGTCGGTTCTCAAGCTAATCCTATAGCTCGTACACCTGTAGAAATGTTTTTCGGTAAACAATTCTTTGCTGATTTGCCTATTAAATCTGATTATATTCCTATGCCTATGCCTTTGAACACTCCTGGTATCAGAGAGGCTTTAGCTGCTACTCCTTTTGCTGAAAAAAATTCTAAGGGAGAGTACAAAATGCAATCACGGTATGTGTACTTAGCTCAGAACGCATTCCCTATTATTGGACAGTTGAGAAGACAATTTCCTAAAGAGAAAAAATACAAGGACAGGCTTGTGTCTTCTTGGACTTCTTGGATGCTTCCTGTGTCTCTCAGGATGATGACTGCCAGAGAATTGAATGTTGGCAAGATTGGACGTGAACGTGAAGAAAGAGAACTGCGTCAGTTGAAAAAATCTTTAGAAAGACAGGAGTAGAATCCTGGCACCGTGCCAGGACTCAGGAGGATGGTTATGCATTATGTGACTAGAGAAGGGTGGATGGCTCGTCCTCCACGTAAACCTTGGACTCGGATCAAACCAAAACGCATTGAGGGTATTGTTATTCATCATAGCGGTGTAAAAGACGGCCCTACGGGGGCTGCTGCTGTGAGTGCTTTTGAGAAGCACCACATGGACACTAGGAATTGGTCTTCTATCGCTTATAATTGGCTTGTTGATGTTGATGGAACGATTTACGAAGGGCGAGAAAATGGTGCTGTTGGGGGTGCGACTAAAGATTGGAATTTTAGAACCGAAGCGGTTTGTTATATCGGCGATGGTTTTTTACCTTTAACCGCTGAGGCGGTTCAAGGTATCAGGACTGTTATTGATTATTTGCAAAACAAATATGACAATAGGCTTTGGGTGAAAGCTCATCGTGATTTTGCTTCTACTACTTGTTGTGGTGATTGGTTGTATGAGTGGGTTGTGTCTGGTGCTCAGGAGATTGCGCCTGCTGGTGGTGTGACTAAGGCTGATACGGAGCCTGTGGATTGGAATGCTTTGGCAGATTATGTTAAAGGATTGGGTAAAAATCTTGAGTCGAAGCCACTCAAGATTGGTTCTCGTGGGAAATTAGTATCCCATTTGCAAACAGCACTTGTGGATAAAGGGTTTGAATTGGGTGCCATAGATGGTATTTATGGGCATCGTACAGCAAAAGCTGTGAAAGCTTTTCAAAAAAACAGAGGCTATTTGAAGGCTTCTGGCAAGGTAAATAGAAAAACATGGGACAGTTTGTTCTTTAGTTAGGAGGTCATTTCGATGCCCAAAGGTAAAGGTTACGGTACATTTCAAGAGACTTTCGGTTCTCAGGATGAGCAACCGTACAACAGTACATCTTCATTTAACATGTGGGATATGTCGCAGAAAGCTAAGAAAGCTGCAGCCTATCTTCGTAATACTAATTTAGGAAACGCCGCTCACGGTGGTCGCCCTTTCGGAAAGTAGGTCATAATGGATCTTATAAATAAGACACCTCAGCAAGTAAGCACTGATAAAGTGTTGGTAACAAGTGTTACTCGACCTACCAGTAATCTTGGCACGTTATCTGGCGACGCTATGCTCCGTATGAGCAATGGAATGCGCGCCAAATTTGACGAAAACGACTAAGTGCCAGGTAAAAAAAGGCCTCGTCGTCCGAGGTACTAATCCAATGAAGGAAAAAAATTGAAAATTTCTTGGTCAGATAAATTAGAAAGAGCGGGTGCCACATTCGTGCAATCGTTCTTATCAGTATTTATAATAGGAGATATGTCTACAGCAAAAACTGCGTTCATAGGTGCAGGTGCTTCTGTGTTAGCTATGGCAAAAGCTTGGGCTAAGGAAGTGTTGGATAAGCGCGCAGCATAATGCAAGAAGGCGTGGAAGAACAATGGGAACTGTTCTTAGATGAACACGCTGATGATATTAACACTTCGATTCTTGAATCTTTTGAACAACAAGCAGGCTTATTAGATGTCCTTGACGGCACTCATGCTGCTTGGAGTGAAGAACATTTAGGTATTCTAATTGTTTTAACAGAAGATGAAGCAGAAATTTTAGCTAGTGAATCCACTCGTATAGAGGAAGGGATTGCTAATCATTCTGCTTTCAAAGATTATTTAGCTCGACTCGTAGAAGAAATAGTTCAACGAGCGGTAGCTAATCGTTATTGCTCAGACGAGGATTGATAACTTCCCTTTCGGGAAGTTCCCAACCTATAGCAACTGCTAAAAGGTTGCGTGCTTGGTCGCGTCTACGTGCAACAGTTGATTTAGAAAGACCCGTGTAAGTGGCTACTTGTCTGAGAGACATTCCTTGCCCGTGTATCATTTCTAAAACTTCGGCACATTCTTCAGGCATTGAAGATAAAGCATTTTTAACAAGCTGATCGTTTGTTCCTTCACGTTGCTCTAAATCACGTCTGTTAGGTGCAATAGGTGCATTAGGTCGAGCTACCATGAGCGCTTCCATTTCTGTTTCTGGAAGCCCTGTTTGCCATATGTCAGCGTCGGGGCGACGAATACCTTGCGGGTTCTCTAACCGCCAGTTAGACGGTTCTACTAGAATATTTTTTGAACCCATTCAACTACCTAACGTCGCCCATACCTCCTCCGCTTCCATAGCATAATATCTGTTTCCGTCTGGAAACGCTCGTATTTCAGATTTTTGGATTAGAGGTTTTAGTTTTTTGATAGGAAACATTATTTGTCGGTCTTTGTGAGCGTCGTAAAGGAACAACTGCACAGTCATTGTGTTTCTATCCCACCATTGTAAAGATTCCCATTTGTCTAACTTCATGTGCACTATTTGTTTTCTTCCAAAACCTTGACATTCGACAAGGTAATTGGAAGTTAAGTAATCAGGGGTGTGTCTTATACGTGGCGCGAGTTTCCAAATCGCTAAAGGTGGTCTGTCTAACCCATACCGCATAAAATTACAATCAGACCATTCTTCAAATTTGCCTTCTGCTAAGTCTCCTAAGCTTTCAAATCTTTTACTAAAATCTTGTCCCGCAAAATCGTTCATTTTTTTATCGCTTCTACGTGATAAACCAAACGGTCATCAGGATAGGCAACACCATTCAAACCATCTAAGGTTGCTTTGATTGCATTGTCTATATCAAAAGTCAGCGACGTTTTAGCCCCTTCATCTAATTCTTTTATTCTTACTGTTTGCTTTTCCTTTGTGTACGTTATTTTCACTGAGATTGGTTTCTCAAAGAAAGGGCCATCATATGCTTCAGCTATTTTTTCTTCATATTCCAAAGTATCTTTTGGTGTGTACACACGTCCTCTTTTTGTCATGCGAGGACGCTTTTTTGGTTTAGGTCTTCCTTCTACTTTGAAGGAATAAGGTTTTGTCATGCGATTCCACTCCTTGTTCCATGATATGCCTTGAGTGCTAGTTGTCTAAGTTGATGTTCTTGATCTCCTCTCCCTGTAAATTTGTGTGTGTATAAGTTGTCTAAATCTATCAACCATTGCAGTGTAGTCTCTAATGGGTGCCCGTCGTGAGCAGCTATGCCAGCAAAGTGAAAAAGCCATCCGTGTCTGCCTTTCCCTCTGCCTTGATCTTCTCTGAAAGCTGACGCTGGTGGGCCTTGTTCATACAAGTTTTTAAGGTGACCCCACATGCGCCCATCTGTTCGTGTTTGTCTAACGAAATCTGGTCGAGTTACTTCTGGTTCTTTTTTGAGCATGGCTGCTGCTTTTATGTCAGCTATTTTTGCTCTTTGTGCGTTAGCTGAGTGAAGAAAATCTTCTAGCGGCATTGGCTGTTCGTCTTCGTCAAGGATGACTTGACGGTCTTGTCTTTTACGTCCTCCAAAATACGGAAGTCTAACGAAGTTACCTGCTGGGCCTTGTAACCATTCACTTTTGGGGAAGGGTGAGTCTGTTGGCACTTCTGCTAGTTGTTCTGCGGCTTGTAAACATTTACGCATGTCTGAAGCTAGGCACCATGTTTCAGCGAACACCCATACGTGTGCTCCTCCTGAGCGTGTGCGTTCTATCCATGATGGGATGCTTTGTACTTTCAGGATGGTTTGTAAGCTGAGTGCATAGTCGTACACTTCATCTTCGCTTCCTTGACCTTCGTGGTCTTCTCCTGATGCGTCTATGTCTATGCACCCCCATGCACAAACCCACAGTTCTTTACGCATGTCAGGGTAGGTGCGTATTGTTCGCCCTTCTTTTTCTTCTTCTTCCCATCCTCGTGTGCCTACATGTTTGTTTGTCGGGTCGTAAACGAGGGGATATATGCCTAATGGTTCTTCCCCTTCTAGGTGTCTTCTGAAGTGCGCTAGGGTGAGATCTTCCCATACTGCGTATGGGCGATCTCCTGATTGTCCCCATGCGTGTGGGAAGCCGTGAAAGTTCATGTGGAACCATGAGGTGAGGTCACTCATTGTCCATCTCCAGTTGTGTCCACATTTCTTGCCAAGGATCCATTAAAGCTCCTGATTCTTTAATTTCCATTTGTATGGAAACTTTAGTACCATCGAACCTTTTGTTTTTAACTAGGGCTATGCCGAAGACTTTTTCTAGTTCAGCTTTTTCTTCTGGGTCTAGGTTGTCTTCTTCATGTGGTCGCCACACTGTGATCATAAAGTGCGCTAAGTCTTCTCCTCCGTATCTTCCAGATTCGATACCTAATGCGGCTCCTCTGTTCCCTGATCCTCTGGATGCTTGGTGTATGACTATTGTGGCGGCTTCGTTTTTCATCCCTATTTGTTTCAACGCAGCTATTTTGGACGGGTCATCTCCAAGGTCGATGCCATCTAATTGTGATGCGAAGTCCCACACGAACACGTCTGCTTTGCGTCCGTATTCTTCTTCAACCCAAGTGCTCAACATGTGGTCTATTGCTGTAACAGTATCCACTTCTATGTTTTCTGTTCGGCGTAAAGATTGCTGATATTTGGATATGGATGCACGATCCACGATCCTGATGTTTCTGAGAGCGGTTTCAGATTGGTGTCTGATTGCTTTCAGTATCTTCTCATCTCCTTTACGAGCCAAGTCGTACACTTCTCTAGGGTTCATGTCTAATCTGATGCTCAAGATTTTAGAAAGAACCATGAGGTCTGGTTCGTCTGGTGACATCCACATGACAAGACTGTTCGGGTTTTTCGCTACTGCGTTTACAACTAGAACAGTTTTACCTGTGTGTGCTTTACCAGCTATGACCAGCATTTCTCGTGGTTTTATTCCTCCGTCTAATGCTTCATCTATTTGGTGTATTCCTAAAGACCATCTGGATGACATGTCTCCAGCATCCAAGATGAGTCGTTCTGCTATTTCTAGGCAGGAAGGCAGGTCGGGTGAACTGGCACGGGGCGACTCCAGCGGGGAGTTTGTGGAATCGACCCGTGCGCGTTCTACGCGAGCCTGAGCTTCTTCTGCGCTCAGTCCCGCTCCCACTTAATTTCTTACATAAGCAGGTGGTCTGACAAAAGAATCAGGTAACTTGTCAAAGTCAATAGCATGTTCTGCTACTGACATAAGCTCTTGATTTTTCAGCCAAGTTGCTGGTTTTACTTTCGCATGAGGATAAGTTTTGGAATTGATGGGTTTACCATTCAAGTTCCCTTCTTGCTTAACCTTTTGGTTGCAGTAGAAATCCGAGTCTTGTGACCCGAACACTATCCCATTCATGCTTTCAGCAATAATTGCGTTAGCAACTATTGGTGCATTTTCCGCACGCACCCATTGCCCCTTACCCCCTGAGCGAGCCGCAGGAGCCGCCTGTGGCGCTGCTGCTGGTGCTACTGGGGCAGGTGTTACCTGCGTGTCAGGAAAAGCCGTTACGACGCTCTGAGCGCCTGCTGTGGCTAATGTATTACTAAACACAATCTGGTGCAAATCTGCCCAGTTTGCGCGCACATCCTCATAAGAGAATATGTTGGCGTTCACTAACGCCGCCATTACCGTTGCCGTCGCAGAATTACTGTTCTGCGACACAATAATGTTTTCTTTATCCATTTGCATCCTCCGATGCTTGTTGATGTTTACCTTTGCAAATCTGCCAGCAAGGTGCCCATTTCTCCGAGCACCACCAGCCAGCATCATTCAGCGACCAACTCTCTAAGTCAGTCGCTTCTACGAGGCGGCAAGCCGCTTCGATCTTTCGACGCAGGAACAAAAAGTCCTTAGCGTCACGTTCTATAGTCATCGAGGAAACACCACCTGTGTTTCCGTGCATAACAAAATATGTCATAGAAGGATAATCCATAGCCCAACAGTATGTTGTGGCTTGAACATCCCACCGTTCATACTCCCATTTTTTGCGAGTGTAATCCTGTTTAGGAAACTTCCAATCCACTAAACCGAAACCGCTATCTATGAGGTCTACTTGTCCCCTCATAATCACTTTACGTTCGCTGTCTTCCCACCAGACTTTCTCAAAGGAAACTTCCATTTGCTCGGCTTGTAATTGAGGACAAACTTGCTCCCACCAGCCATCAAGTTTATTCATACCAACGGTGCTCATCTTTTCAACACTGCCGTAACTGTGCCAAGTGTCAATGGTGGGTACAACATCTTCTAAACCCTGATTGAAAGCTTCCATGAGTACTGAGTGAACATAGTCAGGGTCGTCCTCGTAAGAGGTTCCGATCTCTAAGGTTTTCTCGACTGCGTAGTGGCACGCTGTTCCAAGTGCGGCACCATCGCCTTGTTTGTCTTTTACGACTCCAGACCAGAGTAGTCGAGCTTGCTCTGGGCACATCTCAAATTTTTTGAGATCAGATTGATGCCAAATGTGGATCCATTTAGTTCCATCAAAATAATGTTTATCATTCATATTTTTCTCCCCGCTGACTGGAAGGCTTGCCTCCACCCCCTAAAGGGTGGAGGGCTTGCCTGCCTGCCAGCTTGTAGTTTATCACACGCTGTCAAGCATGTGTGGATGGTCATTTACGAGGGCACAGGATGGGAGGCCGAAAGGAGTTAACTTCCTCCCACCCTGCACCGATCTATCCTGGCACGGTGCCAGGATTACTTCAACCATTCGCCTTCATCTTGCTCCCTGTCGGGCGCTCTGTTAACGATTGGTTTTACTTCTTTAACAGGCGACGAATAACATACACCTACTGCCCAAAACCCGACTTCTTTTTCGTCTTGTAAATAGACTTTAGTTAGATTACATTCAAAGCTACCTCCATGAATTTGGAGCAGTCTTTGGGCGTAAACATCTTTAGCCCTTCGTATCCTAGATGCAGCGATTGATGCTTGTTGTTTATCTCCGAAAGCAAATTCTTCGTTACACCAGAACTCTGAAGGGGCGTTTATCGCCCATTCCATAGTCGCTTGTTTAGCTCTACTTCGACGTGTCTGTGCACCTCCTCCACGTCGCGGTGGCTCTTGGTTTGGGGATAGAAACATTTGTGAATCAAAGCTACTCATTCTTTATCCTTGTCTGGGAAGGGTAGAATAATTCCTCCTTCGGAGGGTTCTTCTCCTTCTCCTGTGAACACATCAGAGACTTCATCTCCGAAGGTATCTTTCATCACTTGGGCTTGGTCGCTTAACCATTCTCCTAATCGGTTGTAAACGTCATGGATCAAGTCGAGCATCCCTGCCCAAGCATGTGGAATGACTACACGAAAAAAGAGTTCCTCTCTGTCTTCGTCAGATAATTCATTCTCACTCATAGTATTTCTCCTATCTTAGTTTGTTAATTGATTTACTTACTGGTTTTATTTCTTATTTCTTCTAACTCCCTTCTAGTATACGTGTCGTGAGCAGTCTCCATGTTGTAATACTCTTTAAGACTACGCTTGACTAACTGCCGTTTCTTCCTCGCTTTATCCAGTTCATAACGTCTATGCGCCCACCTGCATTTATCACAACGACATACGTGATTACGATATGCACTAAGTCCGTGTTTAATCATTATTCCTCCCAACAATTTCTACTCGGATACCAATGAGACTTCCCGCCATGTAAGTTATACAGGATCCACGCAGCTACCCCCACATTGGCACGGGGTTCTGCGGGATACCATCCAGAGAAACCTGCCTTGTATGAGCGGTCTTCCCAGAACTTAGGTAGGTGCTGAAACCATCCTGTTGCACCACTTGTTCTATGCACCTTGTCGGAAGATATATCTTCAGGTTGTGCACTGCTTTCACAGAAAGCTACGCGCAATGCCCACCTGATGTCCTCCGCTCTGAAATACTCCTCCACCAGTTCTTCCAAAGTAGGTGGATAATAATGGTTATTATGACAGTTCCTGTCAACAGGGCATTCCCCCATAGGTTTGGATCTCACCCACTTAGCGTAATCTGTCTCCTCATAAGGAATAGTTGTGGATGTCGGCACCATAATCACCTCAGTTTGTATAGATTGCCAACCTGACTCCAAAGATTGAGCAGGTAAACATCCCACCACTATCCCCAATGTGAGAGTTGCTAATAGTTTCATTCCATCTCCCAATCAGATTCAAGATGCAGTATCTCTGCATCTGTTTCTATCCAAACACGAGCACCACACCTGTCAGGTTCTTGTGAATGAATAATCTCACAAGGGCCATCTATGCGTAAACGTGTCCAATGAGTAGAACCTTTATATGTACGATCAATGATCGCAGGTTCTCCTTTCTTTATCTTTTGTTGATGCACATGTATAACGTGTTTCATTGTTTCCTTTCTACAGTAACGATGGTGTCGTTATGCCAACCACCGTGCGGCACAAGAAGAACTTCAATAATCTCAAACCCGTTGCTTTTACCCATACCACCAGAGTTCCAACCGCAAGAAATAACAAGACCATCCTTGCGAACAATAGATCCTATTACCTTCTTCAAGTCACCCCAAAAAGAAGCCTGAGTGTCCTTCATAGTCACAGTTCTGCCAACATTCTGATAACACTCAGAAACTTGACGTGGACTGTACGGCGGGTCAAATAAAACACCATCCACACAATAAGGTTTGAACACATCCAAAAACATCAAAGCATCCACATGAGTATCAGCTTCAAAATCAGGGTTCAAATCATTAGTCATAAACATGTGCTCTTTGAAAGGACTGTTCCTGACAAAAGGATCAACCCACCTGTAATCCTTTGAGTTCTCATCAATGTATTTTTGAATCAACTCTCGTATAGGTTTGATCGTAAATGTTTCCGAGTTGGGCATCGCCCACACTCTGCTAATCTTCATCGTCGCCTCCATAAACTGCATAGTCGTTGCTGAAATCCCAATCACATTCATCCACCCCTTCACACATTTCATAAGCTTTTTGAACAGCGTCATCCTGATCCTTAGCTTTAATGTCTCTTTTGAATGAGTACGTGTTTATTATTTCAACCTCAAATGTCTTCATCATTTCCTCCTACTACATAGTCGGGATAATCAGGGTCTTCAGGCCAATCATTTTCACAAAAATAAACATGCCCACGAGTGGATGCTTTAACCAATTCCCTTTTTTGTGCATCCAAATCAGGAAACGCATGTTCAAGCTTGACGCTACGATTGTTGAAAGATTTCCAAGCTTCCAAGTCAACGTCTATATGCTCAGTTTTCTCGCATATTAGGCACATTGACTTCAGCTTTATTCTTGGTTCCATTATCACTCCTTATCCCATTTATATCTTTTAGTCGGTTTACACACATCTTGACAGATGCAAAAGAACTCACCCTTATGACAGCTACATTCCGCTTTATACTGTCTGCAAGCGCAGTACTTTGTTAACAAAGGGTTCATAAAATCACCCATAATTAGTTCCACCCTTTCGTAGTTACTTCTGCAACTCGGTAATCAAGAACAGACAACTCGCCTTCTTCCGACTCAGTAATATCTTCTATACGACCGAGAATCGTATCTAAAGCATTGTCATATTCACTTGAGACAAGCAACTCGATCTTAGTTAATTTCATTATTCTTTCTTCTCCTTTAATCTAAAATCCTGGCACCGTGCCAGGAAAAAGGGGGCAATCAGGCGCAAACCTGACTGCCCCCCATGCAACAGTCGAGAGGGGAGACTGTTGTCCTAGTCCTCTTGCAAAATAGCAAGAGCCTTATCTGCATAAGGAGTCTTACCTTCAATAGCCATAGCTAAAGAACGGCTGGCATTACGCCCCTGACCCCTTACACGAGTATTTATACGATGCTGTTCAGCACCCTGCACAGCGTTATACGCCAACCAACGGTTACCTGAACCCCAACCTTCAGTCTCTGAACGCCAAGTGGCATACATGTTAGAACGCTCGGTGGTTAACCTGTCTATTCTACGCCTAGCATCGTCAGCCCAATCAATAGGCACAATAGTCTGCACCAACTGTTCAAACTCGTGGTCTGTGTAAGACTGATCTTTCATGACCTTAGCCATATTTTTGAAAGTCTCAGCCCTTTCCATGTAACCCTTCATTATTTGGGATCGCACTTGAAGCATGTCATTATGGTTCGTGGTGTGTTTCACCGCCATAATAGGCTTTTTGTTTATAAGCTGATTTTGACAGAACAAACGGTTCATAACATCATAAACCGCAGTTCTCCACCTGCCATCCAAAGAAGAAGTCCAATACAACATAGGTTTAATTTCCTCCCCTTGACCTAAATCAATGGGTTCACCCAAGTTTTGACAAATGACAATTCTCTGCCCTTCACCAAACATAGTAATGGATTCCGTACTGTGAGGGAACAGTCTTTCAACTGTTTCAAACACAGGATGGTAAGCATCAGTCTTACCGTAACGATTAGAGTGATGACCCAACTCTTGACGAGTGTCCCTGCGGACAACATGAAAAGAGCGAGCCACGCCCCTATTAGTACCGCCCTGAATGCGAGGAACATGGTATCCCCCACGCTCAGGGTCAAAATAACCAGACTCCAAGTAATCTACATGGAAGTCTGCACCAACTGCCTTAGCGACATGAAAAACCGATTTGGTTTCATCCTGTCCCTTATCAAGCAGATGATGACCTGAATGAAGCTCAGGTTGCTCTATCTGATATGACATATTTATCCTTTCTGTGCAAAACGCACATTGTTTATGCCACGAGGACACATGTTGCAAGCAACACACGCCCCCTTTCCTTTGAGAGCAGGCAGTTTCTTACCTGCTTGCTCTGCATCGGTCTTTCGAGACTCCCATTCGTCAAGGTCGGAGTCCCATACGATCATGTCTATTTTTCCAGTCAACTCTGGGCACCTTGCGCCTTTACGCTGGTCAGGGAACTGTTCAGCTACAGCAAGAGTTTCCTCCCAAGTATCCCCACAGAACGCCATGCGTATCATGTCCTGCTTATCCAACTGCTTCACCGCTTTAGCTGATGCAATGTTGTGCTTATCAACAGACAAATACACAACAAAGTTGTCTGCCCAACTCATCTCATTCAACAGCGCTTTGCTCACAAAAGGATGCGCCCGTGTGTACAAAAAGACGCTCATGTCGGGACACATTTTCGCCGCCACATTCCACGCCTCCAACTCATCCACCGTGCCTAAATCCCCATCCCAATGAACACGAAATATTCTCTCCTCAATAGGCACATTATGTTTTTCCATTTGAATATACGCATTCATTATCAGATTATCAAACAGACGTACCAACTCATATCCAACTGATTGCTCCACTAAATTAGTGTTATGAGTCAACAAATTGACTACAGAAGGATAATTCTCCGCATCCTTCGCATAACACCCCTCGCAGAAAGGAGTTGTAAATCGACAATGCGATGACAAAGTGCCATGCGAGTTGTGAACCAACGGTTCACCAGCATTAACACTCCCCTTCTTTTTACGTATGACAGGTGACAGTTTCCTGTTACCACTAGGTTGCAGTCGATCAGCTTTATAAATTTTCTTACCGACATGCACCACCTGCTCTGTCTTGCTCATGTCTCCCCTTTCTTAGAACATTGCCATTGTGCAGGCATGGCATTTCCATCCCCGCACAGCGCTCTCCCTAGCCTCTTGCT